CTCCAGGATCTTTCCATCCCGGTACACCCAGATAGTAATGGACTCAAAGCCAGTAGAGATTAAATCGTAGGTATCACTGGTAGCAGGTACGTTAGTTACTGCCATGCCACAGGCCCTGAGTAGCAGGCCTGCATCAGGGGCTGTGCCTGCAGTACCTGAGCCTTTAAGCTCAGTGCTAAAAGTGAGTACTCCATACTTTCTACCCAGGAGAGGGTTAATCTTACCGATAGTATTCTTAACAATACTCCGATCATTCATCTCAGAGGGCCATGCTATGTTGAGATCCATAATCTCAATAGCATCAGTATTAGCTGGAGTAGGATCTGTGCCATAAGTACCCTCTACTTTCGCTGTGAGTACTGTACGGGATCTAAGGATGTTATCAGTCATTACTTGCCCTCCTTACTTTCACTGGTTTTAGCAGCAGGCTTTTTCTTAGCCTTTACCTTATCGGGATCCTTTACCCCTGGGCCTGCTTTAGATTCATAAGTTTTCTTTCCTGTCTTTACTGGCGCTTGTCTCATCGTATTATCCTCACTGGCTAGGATCTGCTCTTAACCGTTTATATAAAATTTCAAACTGCATAAAAGTATTAGCTGTCCTTTTTTTCCGATCATCAGACAGCTCAGGCTGGCTAGTCTGCAGCTCAGCTGTATTAATCGCTAAACCTCCCTGGGTAGGATCTGCTATTAACGCTGCTACTATCTCCTTACAGATCTGGTTAATGGTAGTTTCTAAAACACCGCTGCTGGCATCATTAATAATCTCTACCATCAAAGTTAAAGCAGACAGCAGATATATATTAGTGGCCTCATCATCTCCATCAGGGTTAACAATCTCATCAGGCCCCTGGGTAATCACCAGATGAGGCAGCTCACTCTCATCCACAGTAAATACTCTGCCCCTGGTTACATTAGCTCCTGTAGTACCCAGGCCAGTTAATGTGGTAGTTACCGCCGCTAAGATCTGCTCTCTTTTATGATCAGCCATTAGCCCCAGTCTCTCCTAAGTTTTTTCCTGATATCTTTATTAAACTCAGACTGCCACATACTGATCGCCTTGATAGCCAGCCTGTTTCCTACAGATTTAACTGTATGCTCGATATGTACAGACAGCTCCCTAATCTTTAACCGTTCCCTACCAGGATCCCTTTTAAAAACCCCTACATGGCCTGAGTCCATCTCAGCTATAAAAGCATTAGGATCATAGAGAGGGCCTACCCGTACCCCTCCCTTTTTAAGTTTCTTAGATTTCTTACCCTCTCCTGCTAACTTCCACCAGAGAATATTAGCGGATCTGAAAAACACTACACCAGAAGGAAATCGAGCATTAGCCTTTATAGCCGTTACTCTTTTCTCTCTTAAATATTTTTGAGATACCCCAGGAGTCCTGGCTGCTACTTCTTTTATCCAGGCCCTTTTAACTTTAGTGATAACCTTATTAGTAGAAGTCCTGGCGCTACCTTTCATAGTGCGCTCAGAGAGATGATCAAACTCCCTCATCAAGCTCCTAACATCTCTACCGATATTAAGGTTATAAGAGGATTTAGCTTGAGCCACTACTGCTCCTCCAGGGCCAGGGTAACTAGCCCAGCTCCATCAGGCTCCAGCTGCCGTATCTTGTAATCCTGGCTATCACTATCCCTGGTAATGGTTAAATCCCTGGCTAAAGAGTAAGCAGCGATATTAGAAAACTTAGTTTCTATGCTGGGGCTGTTACTCTCTACGTTATCCTCATCCGTATAGCCATATTTAAAAATCCCATTGAAACTCCCAGCTGCCACAGTAAAAGACTCGCCAGCCTCATCTGTGTTAAAGAAAACATCTCTATCCGCATCAGTCTCAATAGGCATGGTAGCTACCCTTAACCTAATACAGCATCCTGCATCTTACCCAGGATCCCCTTTTTAATCTTTTTCCCTGTCTTAGGATCTATCTCCTTATCCTGATCCAGCTGATCACTCAGGGCCTGATCCTCCGCTACCTTGGCAGCTGCATCCTTTTCTGCCTGAGCTATCACTTTCTTAGCAGCAGTAATCTCCTTTTTATCCTCCGTTAAATTCTGGATAAATTGTTTAGGCACAGAGCCTGTATATAGAAATACCTCCCCAGGCTTAAACATAACCTGGGAAGTGATCTTGTAAATACCCTCAGCCTCATCTACAGGCTCACATCTCCTGGCCTGTCTCCTCAGCTGCTGCCCTGATGTTAATTTAACATGGCCCTCGAATAGCACTACTACCTCCAGGGCCAGGTATTCTGTAAATGTAAACTCACTCATTTTAATACCCTCTCTATATTAATAGGGGCTGGCAACTGGCCTGCAGGCTCCACGCTAAGGGAGAGGGAGAGCCCAGACCAGCCGCCAGCAAACAGCACACCGCTAACCTAACCCAGCCTCTACTAGGTCATCGTTACCAGACAGGCATCCTGCCAGAAACCGAAACCAGTATTTCTCCAGGCATCTACTCCATACTCATGCTTGCCCTCACGAAATTCCAGCTCAGAATCCTCAGCGATAGCCGCTATATTAACGGGAGTCTCCTCCTGCTTAATAAAGGGCTTGGCCTCTGCATCTGTACGGAAAACACAAAATTCATCCGTCCAGGCAGTACTGGCCTTATCCAGCCTTACATTAGGTACAGCACTAATGTTAAAACTGGTGAGGCCCTGGAGTGAGGTCTGGGAGGCCCCGGTAGCGATCATGGGGTTAGCCAGAGCAGCCTGAGTAGTAGCCCACAGGGAAAGAGGAGTCATTACCAGGAAATCAGTAGCATCCTCATTCATTGGCTCATTTTCGTTATCAGTGATACCCAGGATAGCCTGGATCCCCTGCACGATACTCAGCTGCATCTCCTCCACTGAGGGAGCAGTAACCACACCATTAACACTAACTGGCAGAGCAGAGATATCTACCGAGATATCATTACTCTGAGATGTAGTATTCCTGCCCTCGGTATGATCCGTATCAAAAAAGAACTGGCTATCGTAGCAAGCAGTATCAATACCAGCCACGATCTGATCAGAGAGAAGTTTAGCCCAGTGAGAGTTAGTACGGCGAGCCAGCTCCGCTATACGGATCATAACCTGCCCAGTCTTATCTCTCCTCAGCTCATGGATCATCACTTCTATGGTAGCCTCAAAATGTTTATTGATGATCGTCTGAGAAAACTCTGAGAAGCCTTTAGCCTGTCTCTCGCCTACCCACTCACGCATCCCTGGGATCTGCCCCAGCCATGCGTATTCCTCGGATGCCTGATCAGATCCGATACTCATAGCAATCTGATTTACCCAGGCCTGCCCCTCCAGCTGGCGGAGCCGTTTAAAAAAATGGCCGATGATAGCCCTACTGCCTAGTTTTTGAGCGCTCATGTTTTACATACCTCCTAATTAAAAAAAGTTATTAGCCCTGCTGCGCCCATACGCCACGCTGATTATTAATCAGCCAAGCGTTAGCATCCCCAGGAGCTATGGAAACCAGATCACCACGCTGGGCAGTAGCCTTAGTATTCAAATGATCCTTATCGTTAACAAAACCGATATCAGGAGCATGGATACCATCAGCAGCCTGAGGGCTCACCGTTACCAGTACAGTGCCGTAAGCCCCGATATTTACAATGGTGCAGTAAAGACCAGTAGCCACGACAGGTAGGGTAATGGTTTTCGCATCTGTATCCACGAAAAGAACCTTACCCGTATCCTCTATATCAAGAGTCTTATCACCTGATACAGTCTCATACTCCTCTGGAGATCCAAAAACCGCATAAGGATCCTCGTAGTTATCGGCATCAAACTCCACGATAGCGACACCCGCAGAAACAAAGCGCCTCATGAAACCGATGAACACGGCCCCGGTAGGAATAAAGGTAAAGGTATCATCATCCGTAGCATACACAGGCTGGCCTACATCCGTAATAACCGCACCAGTAACAGCCAGCTCTACCGAGCCTTTCATCAAGGTATGCACGTTAAGGGCAGCAGCAGCGCCTGCAGAGTTATCTACCTTTTCCTGGCAGAAACCTACAAAGCGATCACCAGCAGCCAGGGGCTGAGCATGGCCTGAGGCCTTGACCAGTCCGACAGCAGCGCCCTCATAAATGATCTCAGAAGCAATAACGGGAAACTCATTAACATTTCCCAGGCCCTTACTCCTGTATTTATCAGCAGCTAAAGTAGTCATAATTTAATCCTCCTTACTTAGCATCTCGTTTCATTTTAATTTGACCATTAGCCTCTGCCTCTGCGAAAGCAGCATAAGCCTCAAAGTCCCCAGCAAACTCATCCCTCAGATCTGCATCAGCATCCCAGGCCTCACGACATACAGCCTCAATATCATCTGCAGCAGCTGCAGGAATTTTACCTGTATTCAAATCATTACCCTCCAGGCTACCAGCAGCAGCAGCTATAGTTTTACCATCAGCCTCTACTGCTTTCAGCGTAGTTACTTTTTTTTCCTTCTGGGCATCCAGAACCTTAAGCGCCGTAGTCTCCCTAGTAGCCTCAGGATTAAACATCTCCTGATGCAATACAGACTCATAACCAGGGACATCCAGAGAAAAGATACTCTCTATGCGCTCTCTCTCAGCCTTAGCGCCTGCAGCCTTGCCCTCACCCAGGAGAGAGTTTTTACCCTCCTCCAGGCCCAAAGCCTTAAGCTCACTGGCAATATCGGGAAAATCACTCTGGAGCATAGCTACAGAGATAGCCGACACTAAGACAGTTTTTTTATCACCATCACTCATGTTAATTACCTCACTTGAATGTATGCCGGATCTCCCGACAATAACGGACTCGAAAGAACCTACAGCATCTGCAAGGCCTGCAGCTACTGCGTGCTCTCCCACCATAATCCCGCCCTGCCCGAAATCGGTTAGAACGGTCTCCTCACTAACGCCACGATTCTTAGCCACAGCGCTAATAAACACACTAGCCAGATCATCTACCAGGGCCTGCATCTCTGCTGCACCATCATCACTCCTGGGATCCATCTGCTTTCTCGGAGACTGGGATGATATAAACTTAATCTGGCTATCATCATCTCCCTTAACATCTACACCAGCTACAGCCCCTATACTTCCCAGGATAGCTGTAGGGCTCACTATAATTTTATCTGCTGCACTCGCCAGCCAGTAAGCAGCACTGTTACCACTTCCCTCCACATAAGCTGTTACAGGTTTATGAGAATTAGCTATCTGCTCAGCCAGCTCAGAGATCCCTGTAACCTGCCCACCAGGGCTATCTATTTCTAAAAGAATATGCTCTACCTTGTCATCATCCAGAGCTGCCTGGAGATCTAAAGCCAACATCTCTATAGAGGTAGCTCCACTCATCTCAGTTAAAAGATTAGCTCTCCTGAAAATAGGGCCAGTGATAGGGATAATACCGAAACCATTACGGAAACTAACAGCCCTGGTAAAATTTAAAGGCTCACCCTCCTTAGACCTCAGCAGCTCCACTACAGGATCCTTACTCTCATACAGGCCCTGGGCCATTAAACAGATCCTCTCCAGCTGCTCTGGAACTATTGCCCATACATCCTGAGTAATAGCTTTTAAAATTCTACTTCTGTTAGTTTTCATCTGTACCCTCCTCACTATCGGGATCTGGCTCAGGCTCTGCACCAGGGGCTCCTGGTACAGCAGGGGAGGCTGGAGCAGCTACAGTAGCAGTCTCATCTTTTAAACCGAGCTTATTCTTAAGCTCCTTCTCTTTCGCTTTCTGCTTTAACTTAGCTCTCCAGTCTCCCCCACTATTCTCAGATACCTCATCAGCCAGGGTAGTTATATCTGCATCCATTCTATCCTTAGCTGCCTGTACCTCCTTACCCTCATCTATCTGAGGCATGGCAGATCCTACCCACTCAGTCTGGAGGTAGGCAGCTCTAACCAGGGGATCTCCCTCGATGAAGCCAGGAGCATCTATCCTGCCCAGCAGTACCGCCTCAGTAAACCACTCCACATAGATAGGCTGTAAAAAATCTTGTGCTATCTTTTTCCTGGTAGTTAAAAAATACTGCCAAGCTGTAACCATAGCTGCCCTCGAGGCAGAGTAGCTAGCGGTAAAGTGTTTTATTAAAACTTCAAAAGGGATCTCCAGCGCTACCCCTACCTGCCTGAGTATCGCTGTAACGAAAGCATCAAAGGAGGTATTAGGTCTGGTAGGGTTAGCCAGCTCTACATCCTCACCAGGAGCCAGATCTAAAATAGCCCCTGCAGCCATCTTATAATCCAGATCTGTAGATTTAGCTCCTGTTTCATTAGTAGGCTCCATAGGCCCAAAAGGAGAAACATCAGGCATATCAGATTTAATAAAAGCAGTAAAAAAGCCAGAGACTACTGCAGCCATGATCTCAGCCTCGGTATAATTTCCCAGCTGCTTAAGAGTTTCTATCACAGGGGCTAAGTCTGGGATCCCTCGATGCAGGCCTATCCTGCTTTTATGGTAGAGATGGATTACATTTTTTCTACCAGACTTACTACCTCTCATAGGGATAGTAGTAAACTCACCATCAGTAGCCCTTAAGTCTGTATGATTACCAGGATGCTTTTTTAAAACTCTGATAGCTGTAGGCTCTCCAGTATCCTTATCCAGCTCTATTCCCTCGATGAGAGTAGCACTGTTTATATCTGAGAGTTTGCCATTCGCTACCCTGTCTGCCTCAATGAGCTGCACCTTAATCCCATATACATCTCCCTTTCTCCTTAATACAGGCAGCACAGCGAACACATCCCCAGAGGTAAGCATGGAATCATAAGCCAGGGCTGTTAGCCTGCCCAGGTTAAGAGTCCTTTCATAGTCACACTCCACAGAATTAAAGTAAGCATTAAACTCCATCTCTACCAGGGAATTAAACTCATCAGCCTCATCATCCGACATATTTAGAAAATCATTATTAACTCTACAGTGCAGGTTTAACCCGCTACCTACTACGCTACTTACTTTAGTTTTCAGAGCCCCAGTAGCCAGGGGATTGTTTCTCTTTAAATCCCTGCTCCTGTCCCTCAGCAGCTCCAGCTCTCCCAGGGTTTCTGTATCAGCATCCAGGCCCTTACTTACAGTCCATCCTGTAGTTTGCCTCCTACCAGTACTGGCCCCATAGTGAGAGGCCATCTCCATCTTTACTCTCCCCTGGTAGTGTTTCAAAGCATACCCAGGAGCTATATGGTTTATAATTTTTTCAAACCTATTAGCCTCTGGAATTTTAAAAGGCCTGTTTTTTCTAGTAGCCATTATCCTATCCCTATCCGTTACTTATCGGGGTAGCTCCCCTGGATCTGATGCCTCCCCTGGTTTCCCTATCCACCAGCCTCCTCAATTCTTTTTCCCTGGTGTACAGAGTCTCTAAGTCAGCCCTGGTAACAGTCCGAGATCCTGTAGCAGTACTTATGGTGTAGCTCTGCCCTCCCTCCTCTATTCTCTCTATCGCTGCCTGCACACTTGTTAGCTGCTCAGAATATGTAGCCATTATCTCTGTACTCCTCTGCTCCTAACTCTCCTGCCCCTAGCTACAGGCCCTGAGGGAGCTGCAGGCTCTGGTAGGCCTTTCTCAGCTGCAGCTGCTTTATCAGATTCATGCTTACCCTGCTCCTCTAAATATTTTTTAAGAGCACCCCAGTTAGGATTTAAAATGGATAAAGCCCCGGTATTTAA